TGCCTGCCTGCCTGCCTGCCTGCCTGCCTGCCTGCCTGCCTGCCTGCCTGCCCCCGCGCTCTCGCACTCGGACACGGGCCTCTCCCTCTCACTCGCTCTCCCGCGCGGTCACGCTACTATGATCAACGCCCCCATGGGGGTGGCCATGGGGGCAGAAAAGTAGGGACAAAAAAAAAGCCCGCCACCCGGCGGGCTTGGGGTGGCAAGGGCCGGAGCCCTTGGGGTTACTTCAAAACCGTTTCTTTGAAGCCTTCAAGGCGGTCAATGCAAAGGTCGAGGACTTCGCCAGCAAACTCAGTCAAGCCAAGCAAACGGGCTTGCGCCAAAGCCTTTGACAAGGTCTTGTCCAGGTCAGTGCGGCTGGTGCTCTGAACCGCGCCGCTTGCTTTGGGGCTTGCTTTGGCTTCGCCTTCAGGCTTCGCGGGTTTGTTGTTTAGGTCACGCTTGAACTCGACGCCTTGCTCGAAGGCAATCCAGAAGGCTGACTGATACGACGCGGCTGAAGACTTAGAGACAAACCCGGCCGCTGCGATGGCGTCAAACATGTCTTTGATCTGACCACGGGCGGCATTGGTCTTGGCGTTTCCCTTCAGGAACTCAGCCTTTGGTTTGTCGCACGCCACAAACATAGCATCCAAGGCTTTTTGGATGGCGGCATCCTGCGCGGTGCGGGCTTTAGCGATGGCTTTGGCCTCGCCCTCAAAAGACTTGACCACGGCGGACACGATAGAGGGATTGATGACTGACATAAGATTTACCTTTAGGTTGTCTCAGCCACGATTGACTGAGGACTCAACTGTAACATGGGCTATACGTAAAGTCAACCCTTTACGTATAGGTTTAAGCTTAAAAGTCTGGGGGCCTGACCCCACCGTACCCCCGGGCCCACTTGTGGCTTTGGGACTCCGCACGTCCACTTACGCTGAGCGCAACACCCGCTGGCACTCACCCATGACAATCATATAGGTAATATAAAAAATTATATATGGCTACACATGACAATCATATAGGTAATATATAAAAAATTATATATGGCTACCCCCACCGTCCCTATACAGGAGTAACCCCCGTCACAAAATAAAAAGCCTTGCCAAAAAATTACATATACAATCCGCCCATCTTCAGGAGTGCGATTCCCTCCATGGCATACCAAACCAATATAGACTTCGACATCCCGTTCGCGGAGTTCTCCCCCACTTTCGAGTCACTGGAAACCCGCGTTGCAGCTGCCATGGCCGCGCTTGTGGACGTGGATGGCCTGCCGGACCCCAGCGACGTGGCCGAGCGGGACAAAGACATGGCCCGGGCCATCTTCACCGGGCAGCAGCGCGCATCGGACGAGGACCTGTCATCCCCTCCAGTGGTTGTGTACCTGCAATCCCTGCTGAACGAGTACGACAAGATCGTGATCAAGTCCGCGGCCCAGCTGCGCACCTACGTCACCAACAAATTGCTGGCCGAAACTGCCAATCCCGACCCGCGAATCCGCCTGAAATCGCTCGAGCTGCTGGGCAAAGTGTCGGATGTGGGCCTGTTCACAGACAAAACCGAAATCACAATGCGCCACCGGCCCACCGAAGAGCTCGAACAGCTGCTGCGGGAGCGCCTGACCAAGGTGATTGAGGGGGATGTGGTGCCAACACAGCCCCGGGCACCGATCGAAATCTCCGTGGACGACGTGGAGACGCGATAAACATGCACTTAACGCCCGAAATCATCGAAAAATTGGTGAAATCCATGCCGCACGACGAGGCGGCAGAGCTTTTGGCCATGTTTGATGAGCTGGAGGACCGAAAACTGATTGCGGCGGCGCAGGATGACTTTCTTGCGTTCATTGCGGCCATCGACAAGTCCTACAAATTCGGTGTGCACCTCAAACGGCTGGGCCATTTGCTCATGGACGTGGAGGAAAACGTCAAAAACCGCATTGCCGTGAGCATGGCCCCGCGGATGGGCAAGTCCCAGATGATTTCGATCTACTACCCCGCGTGGTATCTGGGCAGACACCCGGACCACAAGGTGATCGTGGCCTCCCACACGTCCGATTTGGCCGTGGTCATGGCACGCAAGGTGCGAAACCTGATCCACTCTGCAGAGTACGCCCGCATTTTCCCCAACACCAAAATTGCCGCCGATGCCAAAGCGGCGGCCCAGTGGAACACCACGGCCGGGGGCGAGTATTTTGCGATCGGTGTGGGCGGCGCGCTGGCCGGACGTGGTGCGCACTTGATCATTGCCGACGACCCGTTGTCCGAGCAGGACATCAAGGCGGGCAACACCAACTCCCTCGACACCGTGTACGAGTGGTTCAGCGCCGGTCTGCGCACGCGCTTGATGCCGGACGGGAAAATCTGTGTGCTGCACACGCGCTGGCACCAGCGGGACTTGATTGGGCGGCTGCTCAAAGACAGTGCCATGAACGAGGGCGGCGACACCTACGAGGCGTTTGAGTTCCCTGCCATCTTGAACGAAGGCACCGAGGCCGAGAAGTCGATCTGGCCAGAGCAGTGGACGCTGGAGGCGCTGCAGCAGACCCGTGCGTCAATGCACCACATCATGTGGCAGTGGTATGCCCAGTACCAGCAGAACCCCACTGCTGCTGAAGCTGCGATCATCAAGCGCGACTGGATCAGGTGGTGGAGCGCCGAGACCCCGCCCAAGATCGATTTCACGGTGCAGTCCTTCGATACGGCGCTCACGACCAAGGAGCGCTCGGACTTCTCCGTCTGCCACACATGGGGCGTGTGGTTCAACGAGGAGGACAACACTCAGAACGTGATCCTGCTCAACAAGGTCAAGGGCAAGTACGAGTTCCCGGAGCTCAAGAAGATGGCCCACGACCAGTACGCCGAGTGGCAGCCAGACAGCGTGATCGTGGAGGCCAAGGCCAGTGGCCAGCCGCTGATCGACGAGATGCGCCGCTCTGGCATCTTCGTGCAGGACTTCAGCCCGGGCAAGGGGCAGGACAAGATCGCACGGTTGAACGCGGTGGCGGACATGTTCGCCTCGGGCCATGTGTGGTTCCCGGAGACCAGCTGGGCGTCGCAGACGGTCGAGGAGATTTTGGCGTTCCCGGCCGGAGAGCACGACGACGAGGTGGACACCATGACGCTCGCTTTGATGCGCATCCGCAAAGGCGGTCTGTTGCGCCTGAACACAGACCACGAGGATAATGAAGCGTTCACTCGGCCCCGTCGGGCTGCGTATTATTAGGACCCAATATGGCTTCAAACAGCATGACCTCATCACTGACATCCGCACCCCTTGGCATGGGGGCCCTTGCAGGGCTGGATGACGACACACCGGCCATCGAGATTGAAATCGAAGGCGACGTAGTTGTTGAGCTGCCCGATGATGAGGGGGACGCGAAGTTCGGCGACAACTTGGCCGAATACATGGACGACGGCGTGCTGCAGGCGCTGTCGGGAGAGCTGGTGTCGCTGGTCGATGCCGACATCGGCGGGCGCAAAGACTGGGTGGAGACCTACGTCAAAGGCCTCGAGGTGCTGGGCATGAAGTACGAGGAGCGCACGGAGCCATGGGAGGGCGCATGCGGGGTGTTCAGCACGCTCCTGACCGAGGCGGCGGTGCGGTTCCAGTCTGAGACGATCATCGAGACGTTCCCTGCGTCGGGCCCAGTCAAAACCGAAATCATCGGTGCCATCGACAAGCTCAAAGAGGAGGCGGCCGAGCGCGTGCGCGACGACATGAACTTCCGGCTGACCGAAGAGATGCCGGAGTACCGCTCCGAGCACGAGCGCATGCTGTTCAACTTGGGCTTGGCCGGGGCCGCGTTCAAGAAGGTCTATTTCGACCCCAGCTACGGCCGTCAGGTGTCCACGTTCGTGCCTGCAGAGGACCTGATCCTGCCCTACGGCTCCACCGGCGTACGCACGGCCGAGCGCGCCACGCATGTGCTGCGCAAAACCAAAAACGAGGTCAAGAAACTGCAGGTCTCCGGGTTTTACCGCGACATGGAGTTGGGCGAGCCAGTCACGTTCCATTCGGACATCGAGAAGCAAAAAGCCAAAGACCAAGGGTTTTCCCTTACCGATGACGACCGGTACCAGTTTTTTGAGGTGCACGCCGATTTGGACTTGCCCGGCTACGAGGACGAGGACGGCGTGGCCCGACCCTACGTGATCACGATCGACCGCGGCACCGGTGCCGTCATGAGCGTGTACCGCAACTGGCGCGAAGACGACACGCACAAACTCAAGCGCCAGCACTTCGTGCAGTACGACTACGTGCCCGGCTTCGGCGCGTATGGCATCGGGTTCATCCATTTGATCGGGGGCTACGCGCGGGCGGGCACCTCACTGATCCGCCAGCTGGTGGATGCGGGCACGCTGAGCAACTTGCCCGGGGGTTTGAAGGCCCGCGGCCTGCGCATCAAAGGCGACGACACCCCGATCGCCCCGGGTGAGTTCCGCGACGTGGATGTGACCAGCGGCAACGTGCGTGACAACATCATGCCCCTGCCGTACAAGGAGCCCAGCCAAGTGCTGGCAGGCCTGCTGGATCGCATCACGGATGAGGCGCGGCGTCTGGGCTCCATCGCGGACATGAACATCTCCGACATGAGCGCCAACGCTCCGGTCGGCACCACACTGGCGCTGCTGGAGCGGCAGCTCAAAACGATGTCGGCTGTGCAGGCCCGTGTGCACGCGTCGATGAAGCAGGAGTTCAAGCTGCTCAAGGAGATCATCCGGGACAACACCTCGGAGACCTACGAGTACAGCCCGGCCGGTGGGGAGCGCTCTGCCAAGCGCAAGGACTACGACATGGTGGACGTGATCCCTGTGTCGGACCCCAACAGCTCCACCATGGCCCAGCGGATCATGCAGTACCAAGCGGTCATGCAGATGTCGGCGCAGGCCCCGCAGATTTACGACTTGGCGCAGCTGCACCGGCAGATGGTGGAGGTGCTGGGCATCAAGAACGGCGACAAGTTGATCCCGCTGGAAGATGACATGAAGCCGCGCGACCCCGTGTTTGAGAACATGGCCGTCTTGAAGATGCGCCCGGTCAAAGCGTTCATGTACCAAGACCACCAGTCGCACATCGCGGTGCACATGGCGGCGATCCAAGACCCGGAAATCATGAAGCTTGTGGGGCAGAACCCACAGGCGCAGGCCATGATGTCTTCCATGATGGCGCACATTGCGGAACACACAGGCTACGCCTACCGCCAGCGCATCGAGCAGCAGCTGGGCATGACCCTGCCGCCAGAGGACGACGAGCTGCCACCAGAAGTCGAGCTGGCGCTCTCGAGCATGATGGCGCAGGCGGCGCAGCAGGTCTTGCAGCAGAACCAGCAGAAGGCCGCGCAGGAGATGGCGCAGCAGCAGGCGCAGGACCCCCTCGTGCAGATGCAGCAGCAGGAGCTGGCGATCAAAGAGCGCGAAGTGGGCGTCAAAGAGAAGAAGCTGCAGATCGACGCGTCGACCAAAGCCGACGAGCTGGAGCTCAAAAAGCAAGAGCTCGAGGGGCGCATGCAGCTCGAAGGGTTCCGTGCCGGGCAGCAGGCCCAGCAGGCCCAGCGCAAATTGCAAGCCGACCAAGAACGCGACGGCGTGCGCATGGGCATCGACATCGCCAAGAGCCGCCAGCAGGCGGCGGCCAAACCGGCGGCCAAACCGGTGGCCAAGAAAGGTAGCTGATGGACCACAAAATTTTGAATCTGCTGTCCTCCAAGTTGGAGGAGCGGATTGGCTTGATCACCAACGATTTGGGGAACGGGGTTGCCAAAGACTACCCCGAATACCAAAACCAGTGCGGCGTTATCCGGGGTCTGTTGACCGCACAGGCAGACATAAACGACCTTCTGCGACGATTGAAAGAACACGACAATGAGTAAATTCGACGTACAGGCAGTGGACCTGTCGGGCGTCCTCACCAAAACGGATGAGGAAAAAGCCCGGCAGCTACCTGACCCAGTGACCTATCACCTTCTGTGCATGCTTCCAGAGGCGAAAGAGGAGTACGAGGGCGGCTTGTTGAAGGCCAGCCAGACCATGCAGTACGAAGAACTGCTGTCACCCGTGCTTTTCGTGGCCAAGTTGGGACCTGACGCATTCAAAGATGAGAAGCGATTCCCCAGCGGCCCGAGCTGCAAAGTGGGCGACTTCGTGCTGGTGCGCCCGAACAGTGGCACCCGCATGAAAATCCACGGCACCGAATGGCGCATCATCAACGACGACTCTGTCGAAGCTGTGGTGCAAGACCCCCGCGGCATCCAACGCCCTTAAGGAGTAGACATGCCCGGAATGGAAAAAACCGAATTTGAGTTCCCCGACGAGATCGAGGAGAACCCGCGCAAAGGCGGCGCTGTGGTGGAGCCCGAGACGGACGACACCCAGATCGAGGTGGTGGACGACACCCCCGAAGAGGACCGCAACCGAAAGCCCATGCAACAGCCGCCTGAAGAGGTGACTGAGGAAGAGCTGACTAAATACGACAAAAGCGTTCAAAGTCGTATCAAACAGTTCACCAAAGGGTATCACGAAGAACGCCGCGCTAAAGAGGCTGCGATGCGCGAACGTGAGGAAGCCCTCAAGCTGGCCCAGTCTGTGGTGGAGGAAAACCGCAAGCTCAAGGGCACCCTGTCTGAGGGTCAGGCGATGTACATCGAGCAGGCCAAGCTGGTGGCCACCTCGGATATTGAAAAGGCCAAGGCGCAGTACAAAGCGGCCTATGAGTCCGGTGACGCCGATGCGTTAGTGAATGCGCAGGAAGCGCTCACTTCCGCAAAGATGCGCGCGGAGCGGGTGGAGAATTTCAAACCCACCCCTTTACAGGACGAAAAAACTGAGGTACAACCTACACAACAAGCGCAACCAGCGCCAACAATTGACCCCAAACTGCGTGCATGGCAGGACCAAAATCCGTGGTGGGGGGCCAACAAGAAGATGACGGCCTATGCGTTGGGCTACCACTCTGAGCTGGTTGACACTGGAATTTCCGTTGGAAGCGACGATTACTACAAGGCAATCGACGCTGAAATGCGGGGGCGCTTCCCTGATGCGTTCGAGTCAGTGAAGCCTGCGAATGCGCCCACTTCGCAGAAAGCATCGAATGTTGTCGCACCGGCAACGCGGAGTACTGCGCCCCGAAAGGTCGTACTTACCAAATCGCAGGTCGAAATCGCCAAGCGGCTGGGGGTTCCATTGGAACTCTATGCTCGTAAGGTTGCGGAAGAAATGAGGAAATGAACATGGCTGAACAGATTCGTGACAAGCGTGAACTGAACACACGCGCAGCATCCACCCGCCCAACGAAGTGGACGCCGCCGCAGCTCCTGCCTGACCCCACACCGGAGGAAGGGTATGCGTACCGCTGGGTTCGTATCAGTACGCTGAACAAAGATGACGCCTCGAACATTTCATCAAAACTCCGCGAAGGTTGGGAGCCAGTACGGGCGTCTGACCATCCCGAGATTCGACTCTTCGGCACCGACGACGCTCGGTTCCCTGATTCGG